ATGCACTTAGCACAGATTGATCTGATATATTCCCCGTGTTTATAGCTGTTGCAGCATCTTGAAAGTATGTGCTATCGTTCCCGTCTAAGAGGTCTGAATCTGCCGCTTTATCAAGTATTCCGAGTTTACCATCAAGTGCTTCTTGGAGCCCGCTTACCGTAGAAATATCCTGCAATCCAGTATGGTTTACACGATCGAGATAATATGAACCATGTTGCGCATCTAGCGTATCTGCATTTCCGGCTTCTACAGCATATGCCACGTTCTTCGTTGAGTCAGCAGTGTTGTCTACTTCTGAAAGCCCGACATCTGATTTTGTTAAAACTACATCGCCAACATATCCATTAACAGACGCAACTACATTTACTTGTGCTCCATCTTCAATTCCTGCAAGCTTTGCCTTTTCCTCATCTGTATAATCATTGCTAGACAGCTCTTTCCCAGGAACCTTATCTACCTTCTTGTCGAGGTCATCAATAGTAAACCCCTCTATTGTGACATCACCTGTTCTTCCATTAACAGACGTAACTGCATTTACTTGTGCGCCTGTTTCAATTCCGTCAAGCTTTTCCTTGTCTGAATCAGTAAAGTCATTAGACGAAAGCCCCATTCCGTCAATCTTGTCTACCTTATCGTCAAGAGTGACTTCCTTTACTTTCGTCCTATATATCCTGTTTTTCAGATCTGATTTGCTTAACATATTTACAGTAATTTATTTTGAAGAACAAGCTCAAGTAAATCGTTTAATAGATATAGCCCTGTCTGTTTTATTCCGGAATACAGCAAAAGTTTAGTAATTATAGTTTGCTCACTATCACCAAGCAATAAATCGATCTGCCCAAACTTATTCCAGTAAGCCTTTTTTATCAATGTGATAAGAAGGTCTCCATTCGACGGACTAAATGTCCCTGATTGATTCAGAACAATCTTTCTCCAGATACGATATTTAGTATCGCCAAATGCCCACTTGTTTTGTCCACCCTGGGCGTCAAGTATATCTCTTAGTATGTAGTATTCTAATCTACCTTGCTTCATATGCAAGAAAACCCTCCTGCACGGGTTTTACATGCAGGAGGGTAGCTTTAATTGTTAAGAGGAAAGTTCAGTGTCTGCGCATGCTACAAGACCATCATCGCTTTCGCAACGCTTGTAAGCAAACGGGATTACTGAGTGTGGGTTAATCGCCTGGAACGCACGGGTAACTTCATACCAGAAGAACCCAGTATCGCCCTTAACGTTACAGGCATTGTCAACTACATTGTGCCAATTCAGTTCACCCATAGCATACTGAGGCTTCCACTTCGCAGCGCCTTCGCCCATGAATGACTTCGGCACGAGTCTCTTGAATGCGTTTTTGAAGACCATGAATCCGATCTCATACTTTGCATTGATCCATTCTGTGCGAGGAACTGCATCGTATCCGGCGTCAGACTCAACGGCTTCAGTAGGCTCAATAAGAACGGGCATCCCTTTAGCATCAAACACATTGAAACGAAGAGGCTCTTCGTCACTGTTCATCAAGATTCCTCTCTGCCCCATGTCAGTCCAGAACATCTTGGTGATTGCATCGTTGCCATCAGAATATCCACCGGTAGTCTGAGCAATAATATTGCCATCTACCTTTGCTTCGTTTCTGAAGTACTCAATCTGTTCTCTGCCTGCAATAACAAGAGCGTGAGCGGCTGCGCCAGACCCGAACATTTCAGACTTGTTGGTTTCCTTAGCACTCTGAGCAAGCTTAAGTAGCGCCTGAAAACTCATGGCGGCGTCAGGAAGAACGTTAACAAAAGAAACGCCAAGCTGTTTACGTCCGCCTGAAATCTTTTCACTCCAGGTAAGTCCTGTTTTTGCCACAAACTTCATCCCGGATCTGATGAGATACTGAGAGCGAATATCGTCGTCCCACAACTCTCTTATATCATCCTTCATTGAGGCGATAGCTGAATTGATGGAGTTCTTTACGGTATGAACAGCTTCTCTTACGCAAAGAGATTGAGAGCGTCCAGACAAGCTTTCCATCCTGGTCGTATATACTGTCTGACCCATCTTATCGGGATCAGGAAGTGATCCACAAGTAAGCCTTGTATCAACGAACGTAGGGTTAACTCTTGATCTGTTAGGGGACAAGCGGTTCTGTAGAATCGTCTTGATTTCTCCACCTTTGTAAGAGATGTCCTCAGACCCACCATCAATCGTGTTTGCATAAACAGAAGAGCGTGCAACGTCATTCTGAATATCTTCTCTATAAGTAGAAGTCTGCGTGGTAAGAATATTATTCCATGCCTCGGGAGGTAGTGCGCAATCTGCGGGAATAGCCATAATAAAACACTTTCTTAAAAATAGTTAAATCGCCCAAAACGCATCGTGCGAATTGGCATTACATGCCCCACGGCTCTGATGGGAATGAGCCTTTCGGCCCCGCCTATTCAAGACCTCGGAATCCTGAGAAAGTGTTTTATGGACTTTACCAACGAGAAATAGTTTGTCGCCGCAGCCCGACTATTACATGCGGATAATAACTGTTATACGTAATAATCAATCAGAGTCAACATTTTTAATAGAACGAGGACGCCCCCTCTTCTTTGTATAAATTGGGTCGAGTTTTTCAATATACGTAAACACCCTGTTATCAAGCTTACTTGAAATCTCCTTATGTTCTTCAAGCGAAATGCTCTTAAGCGATCCGCCGAGTGCCTCTATTGACTTTATGGCAAAAGGATCTGCTGTTTTAATCATATAACGCCTACCTTCTGTTCCGCTTACTTTTATCAACCTACCTAAATTTTCCATGCAACACATTGTCTGAACCCGTACAGGATTATCGACAATGTAGCACTTTGCATGAGACTCCATAAAATGCGATACGGGCTTTAGTTTAGACTCGATCTTATCCTTGTTGAAAACGATGATCTTATTAAATGTATCGTTTATTCCTGCACTTACATGATATTCATCGCCTCGATCAACTATGCCAGCAGGAAATACGCATTGTCCATTTCCGGAACCACACCATCTTTCATCGTTGCTTCCGATAATCATTGGATTTGTAAGACGAACAATCCTGAATGGCCATTTGTTTTCTACTTCAACAAATCCCATATAATAGCGGCGATGAATCCATGCGTGCTCAGTGCATCCATGATACGCTGAGATATACGTACTATCAGTATGCTTGATAAATTGAGTTCCGCAACGAAGATGCCCGAGCTCCCATACAATACTCTTCTCTTCGCTAATGTCAGTGCTTTGTCCTGATTCGTCTATTTTTAGCCATTTTTGATTCTGCAAATCATAGCACATATACATTGAATTATTGTGCGACAAATAGATCCAGTTCTTCTCTACGTGAACTCCATTCTTCCCGAATCTAGTAGAGAAACCACCGCAATACTGATACTTGTCGTTTAATTTTGTACAGCGTACCATTGTTCTTGGCGCAAACGAAAAGTCCAATTCAATGAATACCATCCACAATTCGCCACGATGAATGAACAATCTTGGGTCTTCAAATATGCCAACCGTCATGAACTTAGTAATCCCAATTTTATGATTTGAAATTACGTTATATTTTTCATCGAGTTCAGATATAAAGACATTCATGTTTTTAGTATCAGGATCATAAGCCCGATACGCCATCAACGTCTTCCCGTTGTAGTCAACAATAGACCCATTGAATCGACACGTGTTTTCAACACCAGCTAAACTGTTATTATCTATATCAAAGCAGGAATAACCCTGCTCAGATATAGTCTTTACAAAATCAGCCATTATCGAATCCCTCCAAGCTTTGCCTGTTCACGCGCAATTAATTCATCAAGAGAATCCTCTGACGACATTCCTTGTGTCTTCTTCATCGGCTTTGTTTTCACCCTGGCTGGAGACATAGTGTTCTTATGAATCCTTGAGGACTCTCTTACTGCTTCTTGCTTTGACTGAAGATCACTTAACTTCTTCTCCAGTTCGGCAACCCTGTTCTGCAATACGACAGACCTACCTGCGGCAAAAAGGATTTTAGCAGCATCATTACTATTGCTGACAGTAAGCCCTGCCTTAACAACACGCTTCATCGCATCAACTGAAGCATTATGCTTTTTGATGTATTCACGCTCCTCGGGAGACGCTGTCTCTGGAATAGGCTTCTTTGCCAGGGTAGGGGTATTATCAATCGCTTTATAGAACGTTTCCTCATATGCCTTATTCGCAGCATTGATTGACTCTACACGATTCTTTTCAGCAACCCGTTTCTTCTCTTCGATTTCAGCAAAATACTTTTCTGCTTCACTTGAAAGCTCTTTTACTTTTTCGTCTCGTTCTCCCTTCAGCAGTCTGGCTTCGGCTATTGCAGAGCTAATTGCAGTTCCGTCGATTGAATCAACAGCGGAAATCTTTTCAATGATCTCCTTCATACCCTTTGGATTTGCCGCAGCAAACTCTGAAATGCTTCCAATCTCGTCAACACGCTTTCTATATTCGTCATTAACTGCGTGCTTCTTTAAAATTTCCTTTGCCTGGCGGTCTCTTAGAGAAATCTTATCATCGTAAGACTTTTTTAACTCAGGATCATTCTGAACATCAAACCTGCGCTTAAGCATCAGATACTCTTTTCTCTCGTCATCAGAAAAACTAGAAGCCTGCTTGTTTGCCTTTGCCTCGCTTAATTCTGATTCAAGCTGCTTTACCTTTTCTTCGTATTCCGCGCGAACTCTCTTTTCAGCAGACTTCTTTGCTTTATCTATCCGCTTCTTGATACCCTTGAAGTGAGGGTTTTTTAAGTCCTCTTCGTTATCTTCATCGGAAGAGTCTTCCTGTTGCCCCTCATCATCAGTAGTCTTCTCGGAAGAGTTCTCTTCTTCGGGTTCGTCTTCTTGCTCTCCATCATCTTGCTTAGTCGCCTCGGCTCCAATGAGATCATCAAGACTATCTATTGCGTCATCAGCATTGTCCTCATGCTCTTTTTCGTTATCATCACTTTCGTCTATAACATCTTCGGCATCTTGCTGCTCCTGGACAACAACGCGTTCATTTTCTGCTTCTTCTTCTACGTTTTCAGAAGGATTTTTTGTCTGGTATTCCTCAATGGCTTTATCGAGAAGGTCGCCAATTCCGTTATTCAGATCGTCTTCTTGTATAGCTTTTGGCATGATTATGTATCTCCTTATTGTTGTTCAATATTTACAAATAAAACGTTATCGCTTGGACAAATGAAAACCATCGCGCTAGTCGGATAGTTGTCATCGAATATTCTAAGAAAATCGTCGAAATGAACTCTTGTTCCTGAAACGCTTTTCTCTGTTTCGTCCTTAAACGTTATTGTGTAATCGTTATATGGTCCTGGTTCTTTACTCATTTTTACATCTTTCTAATTAAATCAGTTGTTATGTCTACCTGTCCGTTATTGTCTACCTCGCAATGAGGATACCGCTTAATCATATCAATGATTTCTCTGTGCTGCTCGAATCTTCCAGCGGATACGATTGACATATGCTCAGAGGAATGGTCAGCAGATGGAGCACAACATTCCTCAATAAACCGAAGAAATGATACTCCTGCTTGAGAATTCAAAAACTCATTTGCTCTACGTAAATCTTCGCTCGAATACTTATGATGTAATGACATTATTGTGCTTGATTATTGCTTATTCCCATTGCCTGCATTTGCTTTTCAGCCTGAGCCATAAACGCCTTGGTTTCGTTCTCATACTCGCCAAGAGTATTCTTTGACTTAGCAGATGCAATGTGATCGCTTAAATGCTGTAAGGCCGCCATCGCCCCCTGCTGATTGCCCTGAGACGCAAGCCCAAAAATAGCACCGCTCGTAAAGTTTCCAGTCTGGTCTCGTTGACCCATCAGCATTTGCATATGAACAATGTCATTATCTCTCGGAGATACAGGAACCATCATCCCCTGCTGAAGAGATTGAAGCTCTACAGTCTGCCACCTTGCGGCTTCTGCGCCAATGGTTTGATCGTCCTGAGCGATAATCAATTCATCAGCATAATCAGTTCCTACCGTCATTGATGTAATTGTTCTTTCAAGCTTGTTTTGATTATACGATGGATTTCCTATTTTCGTAGAAAGATATTGAGCTGTCTGCATAGATCTTTGGTCGCTAAACTCGATGATGCTGGCATTTGATCCAATGTTTGCCCATATCTCAATCTCTCTTTCTGAACAATATTTCATCGCTTCCTGGTATGCCGTCTGTGCATCAGGAATGTCTGACTCAGGATTAAACATACGCCTACGCATTGTTTCGGTCATGCTTCCGATCATCTTCAACCAGAATTCAAGAATGGCACGCTTTGTTTCATCCTCTCTTGATGCAGCGATTGATGCTTCGGTTGCTGTTCTTTCTGTGTTTGCAGGAGGAGGCATGTATGCTCCTACCTTTTGCTCAGCGATACTTGTGATGTATTGGTCTAGCTGTATAAACGCATCGACAACATTAGGAAGGGCTGCGACATTCCCGGACGGCGTTCCGCCTGCAACATAAATGCAATCGTCATTTATGATTAGCTTAAGCTTGTTTAGCTCGTTTGGACTCTGAACCGCAACGACCATCTTGCCCCTGTTGTTCAGGTTATCCATTGCGCTGTTTCGCGCTTTCTCCATCTTTACGGCCAAGTCATAGATTTCATGACCTACGCCATGTGATCCGTGAACCTTTCCGTTTCCATATCCAAAAGTAAAAGCAGTAACAACGTCCTTCATTGAAGGATACTCGTCTTCGCTTGAATAAAGCAGTTTTTTGCTTTCCTTTGCGTATACGTAATGTGATACACGCCCGTCGTATTCAGTAGCAAACAGCTCATAATATTCAATGCTGGCTGCATCAATAGCATAAGACCACCCTGGAACACACTCTCTCTTTAGATCCTCATACTTCAGCGCGTCTGCCTGGTCTGCCTGATCTGCTCTATCAATCGGTATGGCATGATTTATCTCGTCAACAACATTCTCAATGTTCCACCCTGCTTGCTCGGCTGCATCCTTGTTCTTTATTTTATCAAACAAATCGTGAGCATAAAAGATGTCCTTAATAACAAAGAAAGGAACATTATCGTCAAGAATCTCTGTCCCGTGTGGAACCTGTGCTTCGTCTAGTCTAAAAAGCTTAGGCTTCCAATCATACCTATCAGGCCACGCTACAAAGCAATGCCCAAGAAGCGATACCTCCTCAGCAAGCCCAACCTCAAACATATACCACTTTGACCATTGCCGAATCGTTCTTGAGAAAATATCTCTCAACCGGTTTGATTTCTCCTTGTAGTTCGGAATCTCTTCGCCGGTTGCTGGGTCAGTAGGCGGAAGCGTTGTAGCATCAAGGAACTTTGCGTTATTCACATACGCATAAAGTCGAGGAGCCACCTTTCCGCACACTGTCTTCATGAAGCCTGTGTTGAAGTTACTCTTATAGGACTTACCCTCTTCGCTAAGAAGTTGAGGGCTATAAGGAGGCTCAATGCCGTCGTATTTCTTTCTGATCTTTCCTGCTATATCGATGATGTCTTTACATGAATCAAAGATATGTTCACACACAGAAATGCCTTGGTCATCGTCCGCGATTGCTCTTCTGCTATTTTCATAACCAAACTCTGTTTCTGAAATATCTGGAGCATTCGGGATCAATGATTCTATATTTTCTGTGTTATGATAGGTATCCATATTGTGTATCAATCATTTACTTATACGCTTAGAAGTCAAGCCCTTGGTTGTCTTCATCTTTGTTTGTACAGTCTTGCGAATATTCATGAAAGAGGCTCAATCCCCTGTTAAACATAACATCGACATCTCCGATTCCTCCGCTTCTATTTTTTGCTATATCCAGGATCATTCTACCTCCAGCAACGAATCTTCCGCTTCCGTCTTTTTCTGTTCCAGCAATTAGAATTGCTATATCGCAATCCTGTTCGATCGCTCCGGAATATCGCAAATCTGCAAGCCTCGGCCTGCCGTCAGTTCTATCTTCTGCCTTTCTGTTTAGCTGAGACAACAAAATGATCGGAATATTTAGCTCCTTCGCCAACAGTTTCAGCGATCTTGAAATTTCAGACGCCTGCTGCTCTTGGGATGCGTTCTTGTTGTCAGGAGAGATTAGCTGCAAATAATCAACACAGGCCCACTTAATATCGCTCTTCATCTTCTCTGATCGTATTCGCGCGCATATCTGAGAAAGCGTAAGCGGAGCCTCGTCGTCTATCACGATATTCCCTTTTTCTTTGAAGAACTTAACAGACTCAAGGACGTTTTTGTATTGGCTTTCAGACACAAACCCGTCGATATACCTCCTGTAGTTCACAAAGCTCTTCATGCAAATCAGCCTAGATGCAAGTTGTTCTGATGACATTTCTAGCGAAAACATAATGCCATTAGATCCCGATTCCATCTGCTCTTGTATGAAACGAAGCATCAACGAAGTCTTTCCCATTGAAGGTCTAGCTGCAATAACAACTAGATCTTGTGGCTTAAATCCATCTAGCTTTTTATCAAAAGAGCTAATGCCTACCAATAGCCCTGATGAAGTAATCTCCTTTTTCCTGGCGCGCTCCATCTGATTGAATGCAGCGGATACCACGTCCGAAACGCTTCCAGATTTTTTCTTTCGATCCTCCAGGTTTATGATCGTAGACTGAATTCGGTGTGATACATCCTCATATGACTTTCCGTCAGAGATATCCAAGTTTATGGACTCTATCGCCTCGTACAACGTTCTTGTTTTGTATTTCGCAATGACAATATCCAAGTGCTTCCTGAACGTAAGTGATGTTTCTACGCATCCAAGGATAGCTAACACCTCAGAAACGCCGCCGGCTTCATCCATCAGAGACATCTTCCCGTTAAATGTTTTCTGCATATAGTCGATAAGGATTACCTCGTCTACTACAGAAGACTGCTTATAAAGCCCCACAAGGCCCCTACACGTCGCTTTTGCGCAGGTTGAGGTAAACCATGCGTCATTCATCCCTAAAGACACAGAATCGGAAAGAATTGCACTATCCATTGCACATGACGCAAGCACAACGTTCTCTGCTTCTCGTGAGTATAAAAATTGCTTATCCATCACTCTTCAAGGAGGCTTCTAATGTTTTCCGGAACCTTTGCCCAGGGAAGTGTTATTGCTCTTGCGATCTTTTGCTTTGCTTCATCAGCAAATCCTTCCGCCATCGCGGTCAATCGTTCCTGCCATCGTGTCGGCTCTTCCTGCTCCTTGATCGGACTTACCTTCATCGAATCAAAATACTCGTTTGCAAGCTCTACTTGCGACGCCCAGTTGTTCATCAGTGTAGACGGATTGTGTTTTCTTCTGTTCGTTAAGCAACCAAACCCACCTTTCTTTTGCTCATAGAATCGCTCAACGACCGAAAGGTCTTCTTCTGTTAGCGAGTTCTTAACTCTGTTCCACCCGGCAAGCTCCTCTCTGCCTCGCTCAAGAATCAGCTTACGCTTTGATCCTCGCTCATACTCAGGCTTAATGCGAAGAATCCTTTCAAACATCGGATCTAATATTGCTTCTCCGCTATCGGTAAGCGTCATTCCTTTTTCTTTTAGTTTCTTTAGCTGAGAAGGTTTCGGTTCATCTGTGCCATCGAACAGGTTCTTTCCTTCAGGTTCTTCTTTGCCAGCTGAGCTTTGCTCAGAGATATGACCCTTATTTTCATTATATTTTATATTATTTATTTTATTTGTACAGTACTTATTAATTAAGGGTGCAGGTTTTCCGAAGTTCGGTTTTCCCGAAGTTCGGTTTTCCTTAATCTCGGTGGATTGATCGCTTAATGTTTGTTCGCTTCCTTGCGGGTGCTCGCTAACAATGTATCTAGTGCCAAAGACTCTACCGTCTGCTGCTCTGTTGACTTCTCTTTTTACGTATCCAAGAGAAATCAGTTCTTTCATTGCTGTCCTTACCGCGGTAGCACCATCTTCGTGCTGCGACACAATGTGGTCGAATCTAAATTCCCATTCATCCGGGAAGCTCATCATGAACGCCAGTAGTCCTCTGGCTTTGAGCGACATCTTTGTCTGCAACATCTTTCGGTCAAGCATGACAAATGGTCGCTGTTTTTTACTTACGACAAAAGAAACGGAATTTTCCATGTATTTCTCCTTATGGTTAATGTGAGGTTGTTCATTTTCTATGAAAGAAACAAATAGTCAATTTTATTTTTTTTCGTTGACAACTGTATATTGTTCAACGATTGTATCGGAGGAATTCGACATATCATCTCCTATCCCGTTCGAGGCTTAAATGCTTCGGGCGGGATTTTTTTTATGATCTCCAACGATCGCACTTCTTTTTACCGGGAAGATTATCAACCGAAAGCGACACAGCAACAGAGCAATCAAAGCAATGTTTCTTGCATCCTATTTCGGGAAGCCCCCTACAGCAGCCTCTGCTGGCGAATATAGCCGTTTTATACGACAAATCATCTCTATGTATTGGAAAAGACTGATCACAGCTAATACACGCCTCCATTCGCTCTAGGGCAAATGTCTTTGATATTATATCGACCCCGGTGTCTCTTATTTCTTCTACCCATTCTCTTATTTTGAGTTCAATCGGGTTGGTCTCTTCAACAGAAGATTGCTTTTCGTCTTCAAAGAAAAACATCCCAGGGTTTTCTTTTCTAAGAAAATCTGAAATGTCGGACTCCGGGTCGCCAATAGGGTATCGGTTTACTTCTCTAAACGATGATACCTGGATGATTAGGTCTTCAATTCCTTCTCCAGAAAACTCAACGTTATGCTCGCTGTATTTCCACCCATTCTTTGGCATCTTCATTATTGGTTTTTTTAACTTCCAGGGCATATCAGAAAACGCTTATAGGTTTATCAAACGGGAACTTCTTCTTTTTTGAAGTAATCTCCTCGCTGAACATCAAGCTGTCAACAAGATCAACATTCCTTGGCAGCTCATAGTCTTCATTCACGCGGGTCATTTCTTCATCACCGGAAAGAGACGGCAATACACCGCCAACTATCCTGCATAAATGCGGCAACTGAACAAAGCTATCCGCGTGGTCAGGAGACTTTCCTCCCGTTCTAGCTTTATAGTCTGGCTTTGACTCGACGATAATCTTACCTGCGGTCTTTGGCTTGTACCTTCTTGAGGATAACTGGGTAAATAGCGGATCTGCTTTTACGCCTTTTGCGAACTTGATATTCCCGTTTTCAAGCCACATTCTTGCAGCAAACCACATCTCTGTTGAAACGTTTGAATATAGCTGCTTACAGGTGTCTACGTCTTCCGAAAAGATTCTATGCTCCGTAGCAGATTCCTGCCAGTTAATACCAAAGCACGAACCAAAGAAAGCGTTAACGTTGTCATATACGCCCTTACCGATAGATGTTCTGTCTAGCGTTAACCATTGCGGGCGAACCTTTAAATCACGGCACAAAGATATGATTTTCTGAGCTAGTTTAATGGAGCTGTTATCAGACTCCAACTCGAACTGTTGGTCTATCTGTAAGCAGTGTTTCTTTATTGGCTTACCATCAAGCTTGAAAAATTCCTCTATCCCATCTTCATCCCTGAACCCTACAGCAGATCCCCACCGCCCAAGGGTGAATACTACTTTGTCTCCGGTGAACGCAATATCAACACTGGCAACATTATTTGTTTCTCCTGAAAAAATGAATTCACCAATGTTTCCTGTCAGAAAATCCATAGGAATAACATTCGAGAAATTTCCTTTCATTGGCCAGAACCCTCGCCCATATATGACATACTGAGAAGAGCTATCACCCTCATTCATCAGATCCTGGAACGTTTCCCATGTCATACATCCGCCAACAATGTTCTTTCTTGCTTGAACGTTCGGGCTTTGTAGCGCATCGAGTCTATAGCAATGAAAGCCCTGGGCGCTTTCCCATTCATGATCCTTGTCAATATCAAGAACTTGTAGCCCGCCTGTTGGCGCAGATACCTGCGCTGTCCAATGTGCTTGGTCAGTTGGATTAAATGAGATCATCAGCTTCACAGTATGCGCTCCGTCAGCAGATCCCATAAACGAACCAAAGTCACCACGGACACCAGACGGGATAGAGCTCGCCTCATCGAGCAATGCTCGCACTCTACCAAACTTCCCAAACAATGGATGAGCAGGCCCCCTTCGCTTTACCGGCTTAATACCTCTAAGTCTCCCTGATGATGCACCCCTTTCTTGTGGGAAAGTGGTTCCAAGGATTCCTATATTCTGCGTATCAAGACCATTTGGGCAGATCTTCATCGCGGAGATTGATGTATAAAGCTTAAGATCGATTACGCATGTATCAATCGCGTCAATGATTGAGGAGAACAAATTCTGCTTCAAGTGCGTTTCCTGCATAGACGCCACCTTAACGCACGTATACATTGGATCAGAAAGATAATCACACAAAAGCCACACCATCATACAGTGCGTTTTTCCCTGGGATGAAGATCCAAAGATAGAGAGTTTTCTCTCTGTCTCACATAGCTCAAAAATCTTTTTAACGTGTTCTGGTCTTACATCAATAAAATCGTATCCGAACATGAGAACAGCAGCGCTCAACATGTCGCGCTTCATGAGCATTGAATACACGGTCTGTTCAAGAATTTTCTTCGCCATATCTACCCTGGACGACCCCTTTAATACTGTCTTCTGCCCAAGCATTCTTAGGAGCATATTGGCTCCCTCTATGTAATCAGCGTCGCCTTTTTCTTTTACCGTCTCATTTACGAGATTCAAATCGTCGTGTGAAAGTGTCTTCATTTAGATCCTGGAACATTTGATGTTTTTACTCTGACGTTGCTAAGGCTTTTCATCAGTGCCTCTTCGTCAATATCCTCTCCATCTTCTACGTCGATTATCCCCTCGACCTCGTCTATATCGCTGAAGACATTATCAAAGACCCTGCTGTTCTTTTTCGGAGACTTGCCTGATTGCTTTCTTTGTTGCGAAGCGTTCTTTTGTTTTTCTGCGCTTGATGAAATTTCCTCTACCATCTTTGATGTTTTTTCCAACAGAGACACATACTCCTTTAGCTTAGTAAGGTCTGGCTCTTTTCCGTTACGGATCGTGTTTCTGTAGTAAAGCATAATTGATTTCTCCACAATATCATGCAGCGCAACGGCAGGAATATATCTGCGAAGATCCATCCCTGTTTTTGTAACCGGAACCTTTACAGACATGCCTTTCCCAACGCCTATCTTTACGCATGAAGCAAGGTCTGAGTAGTCAATATCTGATGACCCATTAGATCCATCTCCTAGCAGCTTTCTTTTCTTGCTGGTTTGAGCAACTAGATCACGCATGAATTCACGCATATCTCCCGTGTCTGCGAAGTTAGGCACATGGTTATCAAACGCAGGAGTATCCATTGCCTGCTTCATCGGCTGTTTTTTTCGTGTGTTTGTTGTCTTTTTTGGAGAGTTATCTTTTTGCATCAGTTTGTATCATGCACATAATCATGCGTTTAGTCAAGATTTGCATTATTAAGGTATTTTATTTGACAATCAGTCAACCGTTTGTCAATGTGTGTTAAAACAATAAAAACTAAATGATTACGAAAGTTAACAAAAAAGAACTAATAGAAGCGCTTTCTATTGTGTCGAAAACAGTAACGCCAAAAGTATCTATGCCGATTCTTGAATGCGTTCTTATTGAAGACGTTAACGGAAAGATGCAATTAAGCGGAACTGACTTGTCTAGGTTTTGCAGAGTAAAAACAAACATCGACTCAGTTTCCAGCAGTCCGATCGCGGTAAATGCAGCAAAACTCCTTGGTGTGGTTTCTGTATCGGACACAGAAATTGAACTGTCTCACAAAAATAGTGAGCTAATCGTAAAAAGCAAAAATGGGAAATTCTCAATTAGATCACAAAATGGAGAGGACTTCCCGATCATGGAGCAACCTTCCACTAATGGATCTATTCAGTTTGCTGTAGATTCAGATAAATTGAGCGAAGCGATCTCCTCAGTAGAAAAAGGATGCGACAAACCAAACAGCGCAAGAGAAATGTTCGCAGGCGTATGGTTCTCTGTAAAAAACGGAAATGTAGTTCTTGCCGGATCTGATGCAAAGCTCTTCAACGAATATACAATCCAGGGAATTGTTGAAGATGAATTGTTTTTACAAGTTATCATCCCAATCGATTCATCAAAAATTGTTTCTCAATCAATAAGCGGAATCGGAGATATCGTATTTGTTTCTACTTCTGAAAAAATTGCGTCGTTTTCATTTAAAAGAAACGAAGAAATAGAAGTCACTTTTGTCACTAAACTTATTGACGCGAAGATCCCTGAATATGAGTCAAAGCTATTTTCTTCTGGAGGCAGAATTGAGATGTTCACTGCATCCGTTAAGGATATACAGAAGTCACTAGAGACAGCGCTTCACGCAGTAAAGACAGATACTGACCCAAGCATTCTGCTATCAGAGAAAGACGGATGCCTGTCATTGTCTACAATGAACAAATCAGGTGATTCAAGATTTGAAGCACAGCTATCTTTTGTTTCAGCAAAAGCAGAGTTAAGCAAGGCATTCGGACTTGATTATCTTATTAACATGATGCGGTCATGTCCTGAAAAAAATGATGATATTAAATTCGTTGAGAACGAAGCGACTAGAGCACTGATCGTTGAGTGTGGACAATGGAGAAGCGTATTGATGCCAAGGCTCTTGAACTGAGGAATACTAATGACATGGAACTGTATACCTTACACCTATTTGCAGGAGCAGGAGGAGGAATCCTCGCAGACAAATTGCTTGGACACACTCCAATCGGAGCTTGTGAAATTGAAGAATATCCCAGAAAAGTTTTGCTGCAAAGACAGCTTGATGGAATTCTTCCAATCTTCCCTATTTGGGACGACATTAGATCGCTCCGGAAAGATAATCCGGAATGTTCAGAAGCATTCAAGTGTTGGAAAGGAGTCGCAGAAAAGCTTGCCATCTGTGGAGGGTTCCCTTGTCAGGACATCAGCATCGCAGGGAAAGGGAAAGGTCTCGATGGAGAGCGATCCGGACTGTGGTTTGAAATGCTCAGAATCATTGGCGAGATTAGACCACGATACGTGTTCCTGGAGAACTCACCCAGACTTACTAAACTTGGAGCCACCACCGTTATTGCAGGCTTGGCCAAAATGGGCTACGTGGGATCTAGCGGAGTGCTGGGAGCTGACGATGCCATTAACAGTTCAGGAAACCCGGCTGCGGATCACCAGAGGAAAAGAATCTGGATTGTCGCAGAGATGGCCGACTCCAACAGTGTTTGGGAACCACAACAAGAAGGGAGCATCTTCAACGAGCGGAGAAGGGCTGTCTACGGCAGTGAAAAGATGGCAGACTCCAGCAGCGAGGGACTGCAAAGGAGCGAACAGTTTAAAGCACTGTATGGAGACGGGGACTGGCAGGAAACATATGGATCAGTTACCGAACGCAGTTGCGTATGGTGGGACGAAGATCCCGCAGAGATGGCCGACGCCGAGGGCATTTATGCACAAAGACTCGACTGTAGACAGGGGGAAGGGAAACCTTGGAGAGAAAGTTCAAGGCCCACTGAATCCTTCGTGGGTAGAATGGCTCATGGGGTGGCCAATAGGGTGGACAGACTTAAAGCCATTGGCAATGGACAAGTTCCACTCGTGGCTGCGCAAGCATGGAGCTATCTGACAAAAACGACAAAAAGGAGAATAAATAATGAACAATAAAACAATCGAACTAACAAAAGAATACATGAAAGAGCGCGGACAGGTTTATCCTGACGGTGACTCTGCGCTGAAGTTTGCTGTAACTGAATTAGGAGAAGTCTTTGACGCAATCCTTCGTAAAGACGAAAGATGGGTTCGCAACAACGACAGATCAAGAGATCTTGAGTTCGAGTTCGCTGACCTCTACATGATGCTCAGTATCGCATGTTTTGAAATGACAGGCGTTCACGTTGAAGATGCTCTTGCTGAAAAGATGAAATCTAAAGTAGGTGAGCAAAAATGGCTTGAAATCGTAAACCGTGTTTATGGAGCACACGAAAAAGTAAATACGCCAGAAGATGCTTCCAAAGATTCAATCGAAGAAACAGTTATGCACGATGATCCTATCGCAGAAGAAGTGGTTAACCAAGAAGAGCCACCAGCAGTGAAGCGATCTATCGCCGGAACATCTATGCGCACAAAGAAAGGAACACTCGTTACAGTAATTAAAGAACTCGGTGCAGGACAGGTTCTTGTATCAGCGATTATGCAGGGGAAAGAAGTGCGCTGCCAGGTAGCACTTGAAAGTTTAATTGAGGAGGATTCATAATGAATGATACGCTAAGAATCAGTGAGCTTATCCAGAAGCTTGAAGAGATTAAAGAAAAGAGCGGAGACGTCTGCGTATTTGTGCGTAACACTGGGCTTAAAGGAAATCCTTCTTACGGAATTTGCGACGTTTCGTTTTACAACGGACATTTATTGTCATTCGTCGAAATAAATGGCGATAAGAAGAAGCACCATGATGATGACTACGCTAAATAATACTATAATACTCCTTGTATTGCTGGTACTGACAGTATTTCAATCGCTTGTATACATTGTTGGAATAATGGTGTTTCTTCCGTTTTCTTTAGTCGCGGTATACATAATTCCAACGATTGGGCGCATATACGACAAAAACCACAAGACTATCAATACGCTGCTGTGGAGGCTTTCCAGGAAGAAAGGATAACTTATGGAAGAAGGGTTTGAGAAACTGGATTTTTCATCAGATAAAGACTATTTCATTTCTGCATACAAAGGTGGAATGTATCGGTTCAGTAGTAAATATTTCAGGCTTCTTGCAGAAATGGGATTTAAGTCGTTCTCGGTCTATGAAAACATAGAAAAGGGAACCGTTGGAATACAATACTTCAAAGACATCAATTCAGGTGATTTTAAAGTACGAATAGCATTTAGAAACAGAGGACTAACTAATGCTCTGTGTCTCGAAGTAAGAAAATATACAATACATATAGAAACGAGCGACTGGCATGTGTTTAGTAAACGATGATCTTATCGACTGGGTAAAGCGTCTTCTAGGCAAATACTCGTTCGAGTTGGTTCACGTTGAAGAACGCGAACGTAAAAGTGAAGAAGGAAGAGCACCTGAAAAATACATCTATCTAACAATTAGATGTTGTCGCGGAGCCGCATGGCGCTTCGTAACTACGGCTGGAACTTCTAGACAATATCAAATGATGCAGATTGAGCAATTTGTAAAATATGTGTTCTACGAGCGTTCAGTAAATGCTTTTGCAGGAAAATGAGAAATAACAAAGTTAATAAACTCACATGAATCACGAACAATGTAAAAAAGCAATAAAGCTCATGATGGAGATATATGAGCTTGGATCAAAGCACACCAAGGAGCTATTAAACAACAATCTTGATCGTAAAGAAATGCTTGAAAAGCACTCAAGCGAGTTTTCAAAGCTGTGCACAGATACTACATTTGAGCTTGAAGCAATGCTCGCATGCAAAGAATGGTGGACTTCGCCGCCAGGTGGAACCACACTAGACGTAAAAGACACAGATACGATATCAAGCGGATGGTGGATGTGTTCAAAGGAAGACGGGCATGGATGGAGAATGGCCGGTGAAAACTTAATCAACAAAGGATTTACTGCAAAAAGCTTCAACGGAATCCTTATCTTCGCAAAACCAATAGAAGGAAACTGACAATGATCCAGTCATTCAAGGAAGTATTATCCATCCTCCAAGAGGTTACAGGAGTGCGTGCTGTCTGCAAAAAGGATCTTGTCGCCACGCTCATAATTAACGACAACCAGGACAAGCAGTTCTCTATTCGTAAAACAAACGGAGGCCACATAGAAAGCGTCTCGGTAACCACAGAAGCATTATCCGCACAAGGAGAAGATTTGATACGTCTATGCGCGGATATCATCTCATCGATATTTGTTATGTATCTGGCAGCAGACGTCATCAACGGAAATACTTCGGCCGTAATGGAAAAGAATGACATTGTTCACACAATATACCGCCGGGTAGCACAAGCCCAGGCAATTGATACAGTTGCAGATATCGTAAATAAGCAAAAACGCATGAGTCGCCAAACAAAGACATGCCCGTTCTTTTCTCCGGAACGATACACAGGCACGTTATCAGCAAAGCTCACGGAATACGTCAATGAAATGAACCGCATCATAAAACTACGAGATGATGTAGTTGACGATAAACTCATATAACAAATATATTATATAACAAAAACATTATATAAAAACATGAAAATTGTATACGAACAAATAGCAGGAACGCGAAGGCAAGAAGTAAGCGCAGAAAAGCTCAAGCTAATTATCCGCGCCTTATGCCTCGCAAATAAAAGTGAAACCAGCGAGAAAATAAACGCATCGTTCATGTCAAATGAAACAGGAGACGAGATCCAGCTCACGCATGCTTCATTCGCAGAAACAGAAAAGGAAGGACTCTCTATTATCCTGGACATAACCTATAGCGACTCCATCGTAATCCCTATCGACCTGGTCTTCGCCGTCATAGAAAACGACAAGGCAATGTTCTCAACAACTCCAAATGCAATCATCTCACACTTTAACCCCTAAGCAAACACACACTCCACCATCTAAAGGCGCACCGTCCAAAATACAGGCAGTGCGCCTTTTTTATTTTGACACAGCACAAATACAGCACATAACACAGATAAGGTTAATTAAGGAGTATATAGCGCACTTCACCAGCTTTGTCTATTGCTACGTGAAGTGCGCTTTTTTGT